AAGTAAATAGAAAAAATTCATTATCGTGATATTTATAATAAAAAACTAAAATAAACTAAAAACTAAAATAAAAAATTATGGCTGATTTGTTAATGAAAATGCCAATTCCTTACGAACCAAAAAGAGAAAATCGTTGGATTTTAAGGTTTCCATCATCACTTGGTATTAATGAGTGGTATGTGGAAAGTACTGCAAGACCTAAATTAAAAATTGCTTCAGTTGCGATTCCTTTTTTAAATACTGAAACATATGTTGCCGGTAGGTTTAACTGGGAAGAACTTACAGTTAAGTTTAGAGATCCAATCGGACCTTCAGCGTCTCAAGCGGTTATGGAATGGATTCGTCTATGTGCGGAATCTGTAACAGGTCGTATGGGTTATGCTGCAGGATACAAGAAAAATGTGGACTTGGAAATGTTAGACCCAACAGGAGTTGTTGTTGAGAAATGGATTTTAGAAGGTGCTTGGTTAACAGGATATGATGGTGGTACATTATCATATGACTCTGATAAAATTGCAGGAATTTCTTCAAATATTCGTATGGATCGCTGTATTTTAGTATACTAAAAAAATTTACTTTTAATATTAACCGTGTACATTTATGATGTATACGGTTTTTTGTGCAATAATAAATTAAAAAATATAAAAAAAATGGATCAAGACACGGCTGCTTACGGGCAAATGGATTTTAACTTACCACATGATGTGGTGACACTACCTTCAGGTGGTTTATTCTACAAATCAAAAAAGAAAAGTGTTAAGGTTGGTTACTTAACCGCAAGTGATGAAAATATTTTAGTGAATATTGATTCACGTAGAACAATTAACGAGAGTGTTGTTTTACCCTTATTAAGGAATAAACTTTATGAAAAGGACTTAAGACCTGAAGAATTAATGGAAAGTGATATTGAGGGAATCCTTTTATTTTTACGTAATACATCTTTTGGTCCTGAATATAGAATTACAACTATTGACCCAAGTAATGGTCAGTCTTTTGAAACATCTATTATGTTAGATGAGTTAAATCTTACAAAACCTAAAGTACAACCTGATGAAGACGGAACATTTACTGTTAAGTTACCACAATCAAAAGCTGACGTTAAACTTAAAATGTTAAGTTTATATGATACCATTGAAATTGCAAAAATAATTGACTCATACCCTGCAGGATATACCGTACCAACAATAACAACAAGATTAAATAAAACTATTTTGGAGTTAAATGGTAGTTCTGATAGAAATGAAATAAGTGTTTTTTGTCAAAATATGCCAATTGGTGATTCTAAGTTCATAAGAAATTTCCTTAAAGAAAACGAACCGAGATTGGATCTAAGGAAAACAGTTTACGCCCCATCAGGAGAAAAAGTCGATGTTAGCATCAACTTTGGGGTGGAGTTTTTTCGGCCTTTCTTCTAATCACTCAAAATTTTTATTAGACGAATTTTATTATTTGGCAAAATTCTTGAGGATATCGTATAACGATTTCTTAAAACTCCCAACCTACATTAGGAAATATCTTTTAGATAAGATAGTAGAGGAACATACGCCCAAAACCTAACACTTAAATATTTATTATAAAAACTAATTATGGGTGATTTAGATGATATAACAGGTCTGAGTGGTGATGTTAAAAAACAATTACAAAAACTTTTAGATGCAAAATATAACGAAGGTAAAACTGATGGAACTAAATCGGGAAAGAAAAAAAATAAGGATGCTGAGGATGAGGAAGAATCATCGTCAAGTGCTTTAGGTTTAGACGCTTCCAATGTTAAAGCAACAGAACTTACAGGTGTTTTTAATGATGCCGCAGCTGCGGGTAAAGATATGTTAGCTGCGTTAAACCCAACAGACTTTAGTGGTGCGGATTACTTAATGAAAAAAGGTCAAGAATTGGCAAACTCAATGGGTGTTGGTAAGGCCAGAATTGGTGAGATGAGAACCACAATTGCTGACGCTATTCCCGAAATGTTAAAATTGGGTCTTAGTTCTGTTGAAGCATTTAATGTATTAAAAGACGTACCGGCCTCACTTGGTGTTAATACTACTATGGGAGTTGAAGCACTTAGAGAAATGGGTGCAGCGTCTAAAGTAAGTGGTGTTGAAACAAATAAATTGGCGTTGGAATTTAAAGGTGTTGGTATGTCATTATATGATGTTGGTGACAGAATGGCCGAAGTTGCAAATATCGCAAAAAGTGTTGGGGCTAATGTATTTGCGGTTTCAGGTTTAGTTGTTAAAAATTTACAACAAATAAACCTATTTAATTTTGATACGGGGGTTAAAGGATTAGCTAAAATGGCGTCACAGGCAACTATGTTAGGTATTGATATGGGTAAGACATTTACACTTGCGGAAAAATTAATGTCACCTGAAAAGGCAATTGAGATGTCGGCAGCACTACAACGTTTAGGTGTTTCAAGTAGTGCATTATTAGATCCATTAAAGGCGATGGATTTAGCTCAAAATGATCCTGAGGCATTACAAAAAGAAATGGTTAATATTTCTAAAGAATTTACTAAATTAAAGGCTGACGGGTCAGGTTTTGAAATTTTACCTGGTGCAAAACGTAGGTTAAGAGAAGTTGCAGAAGCGATGGGTCTGCAAGCTGATGAATTAGCAAATATGTCAATTAAGAGTGCTGACTTGGACATGAAAATGTCTAAAATTAAATTCCCAAGTTTGGCCACATCTGAAGAGGATAAAACTTTAATTGCCAATATGGCCCAAATGAAAGGTGGTGAGGCGGTACTTCAGATTAAAAATGATGTTACGGGTAAAATGGATGAAATTAACGTTAAAGATTTAACCGCAGATCAAATCACTAAATTAAAAGAACAACAATCAAATGAAAATAAATCAATTGAGCAATTGGCTATTGACCAATTAAACGTTTTGGAATCTATTGATGCGGGAATTAATGGCGCTAAAGCAGCGGTTAATCTTGGTAAAGCGACCACACCTGCAATGGATAGGTTTTATAATACAATGAATGTTATTAGGGAAGAATCGGTTAAAGTGGTAACATCAGGGATTAACACAGGAAACGTTAGAGAGGGTTATCAAGGTGTAACACAACCTTTAGAGTCAGGAGTTATTGATTTCCTTAAAGGTAATGTTAGTCTTGAATCATTAACAAAAGTTGTATCTGAGTTAACTACTAATGTAAAAACAACATTAGCAACTATTGCTCAAGGTGCTACTGATAATTTAATTAATTCCGGACAAAATACAATTAATAGAATAACATCCTTATATCAACCAACAGGAGTTGTCCCAACTAATATAAAAGTTGATGAAAATAACCCAATCATTAAAAAATTTGAAGAGTTTTTAAATCAAGTAAAAACAGGTGGACCTGTGGAAACAAAATCTACTTCGACCGTTGATTTGACTATTAAAGTAGATGGATCAAGTACTTTACCAAACGGACTAAGTGCGGAACAATTTAAACCTGCCTTTGAAAGATATTTAAGTGAACCAGCAAATACGTCTAAAGTAAAAGAAATATTAGGATCTAATAATTCAGGACTTGGCGGATAAGAAATAGAAAATTATCAAAATTATGTTTTCTATAAAAAAGATCTCAAGGTATTTATTAATAAAAAAGTATGTCGGATAGTACATTATCGTTTGCGTCCTCGTCAAATTTTAGGGATATATTATTAGCCCGTAATTTACAACCATATTCTGTTCCGGGGTCTTATTCTCCTAGTAGTAATAGTGTTAATTACGAGACTAATCTTTCTGTTGCCAATGTTATTGACTCACCAAACGGACTAATTTCAACAAACCAACTTGCAAATAGTTTATATTCACTTAATGAATACGGACCTGAAGGTGGTTATGATGGAAAATATTCTGTACCTGGAGCACCACTACCCGTGGAATCAAATTCAGGGCCATACGCACCAACAGATACAGTATTAGATTTAGTTAATGAGTTTTATATTGATGCGGCATACGTACAAAACATTTACGGACCTGAAGGTGGTTTTAAAGATTTAGTTATTATAACCGATGTGGTTGGTAATCCTAAAATGTATACACCATATTGGGATCCCTCAACATTTGTAACCTCATCCTATTCTCCATACGAGATAGTTTTTAGTAATAATCCAAATGGAAGTAATGGTCCTCTATCTCAAGATACTTATTTAGCAAAAATTGGTGCGGCACAACTTAAAAGTTTATTTGAAGAGAGAATTGCAAGTGAAATATTACAAGCAAGTGTTGGTAGTGTTAATTTAGACTCATTACAAGATCCGTTTAGTGCGAGTATGATTGCCACAGGTCAACAACCATTCTTTACAAAAAATTGGAGAATTACCGTACCTGAAAACCCAATAACCGCTGCGGTTACATTAGCGAATAGATTAACGGGAACATATTTCCCTGTGTCATTTATTCCTGGTGATTATTTTGATGAATCGTTTATTGATAATCCACAAACTGAGGCGGCGTTAAATGTTGCAAATAATTTAACAGGTGGATTTTTGGGTCCAATCTTAAATAAATTTAAGAATCCTTCTGAAATATTTGTTGCAAACACAGGTTTTGGACAAAGATCAGTGTTATTTTCAAGTTTAGATTATAACAAATATAGACCGGCATATAATAGAGGAATAATTCAAGGAGCAGCAAGTGCAATAGATAGATTATTCAATCAAGATAAATCACAAAGTGGTAGTTATTATGTTGGTAGTCAAAATTCTGAACCTTCTCAGATTGACGCACCAGCTAACCAAGTCCCAATTGGAAAAAATGGTAAACAAATACAAACTATTGTTTATGGTCCACAAGAACTTGGTATTCTATATGAAGGTAATGAAGCTCAATTACAATTTGGTTTAAAAGGAAAATCATACACTGATGGTGGAGGAATTGATGGTCAATTTGTTTGGACATCACCAAAATATAAAGACAACGCAGGATTTAAAGTAGGTCCTGGTGGAGTCCCTACAAGGTTAGATAATGAATTTGAAACAATTAAAAGTGATTATGGTAGATACCAATCAACAGATATTGATTTCAAAGGTGATTCAATCTTAGATAAAACACAAAGACTTATTGACTCTGCGGATCAAGTACAAGGACAAGCAAGGTTAAAACACGTAGGTAATGCAATTAACCAAGTGTCTAAGGTATTCAACGATGGATACAAAGAGATGACAAAGGGTTCTATGGTATTATCTTATACTGATCAAGCCGATGGGTCTCAAGCGGGGATTGAGTACTGTAGAGTGTTCCAAAAGGACACCCCTTACTTTACATATGCTGACTTACAAAAGAGTGATGGTATTACAACTGAAGGAAGAAAATTCTCCTATTCAGTTTTGGATAAGACATATAATCTTAACATTGCTCCAATTAAGAATCCTGGATCAACAAACATTGTAGATAACAAAGTTAAAAAATATATGTTCTCTATTGAGAATTTAGCGTGGAGAACTTCAGATAGGCCTGGATTTACTTACGATGATTTACCTGTTTGTGAAAAAGGACCAAATGGGGGTAGAGTCATGTGGTTTCCACCATATGATATTTCATTTAGTGATGATAGTACTCCTGATTTCTCATCAACTAATTTCTTGGGTAGACCCGAACCAATATACACTTATAAGAACACTTCAAGAAAGGGTAGTATAAGTTGGAAGATTGTCGTGGATCATCCGGCAATTATGAATACTATTATTCAGAAACAATTGGCGGGAGTTGCAAAACAAAGAGTAGATTCAATTGTTGATTCATTCTTTGCGGGATGTACAAAATATGATATGTATGAATTAGGTATTAAATTTAACACAATACCAACAAGAGATTTATTTACATACCAACAAATATTAAATAACCCAAGATTAACCAATGAAGAGTTGGGTCAGGTTGCGTTTGAAATACCTGTTGAATCTGAGGTAGTTACAACAGGTAATGCGGAAAATGCTACCGGACAAAATAATGGTGTAGGAAGTACTGGTACTGTGACTAATGGAACATCAACATTACAAGATTCAGATATATTAAAAGAATTTATAAATAACGCATTTTATTTTGAAAATGATTGTCCAGAATGTTATGGGACATATGCAACAACCTCATCAAAACCATTTGATAGTTGGTATGATTCATATATTCCTAAACAAAGTACAACATATGTAACAAAAGCACCGGCAACAGTTTATGTTGGATCAGAATCGTATACCAAAGAAGGTGTGCAGACATTTTTTAATGGTGTTATTAAAGAAAATTTTAATAAGTTAAAAGGTGAATTTTTAACTAAATTAAAAGAAGTTATTATTGATAAAGGTGGTACAGTTGAATTAACATTGGTAGGTTCAGCATCGGCACCTGCAACAGTAGGGTATAATAAAAAATTATCACAAAGAAGGGTAGATAGTGTACAAAAATGGTTTAAAAATCAAAAACTCGGGGATAAACTAATAAGTGAATTACCCGCAGATAAATTTAACATTAAAATTGCAACATCAGGAGAAACTGAAGTTGTAACTGTTGGTGAAAGTGTAGGTGGTAATGGAAAACCAATTAATTGTACGACTAACATAACTATAACTCCGTCTGTGAACCCAAGTGGTGGTGATATTGCGGGAGTTTCTTCTAATAGTGCGGCACAATGGTGGTCAGTACCGGCAATGGCTTGTAGACGAGTTGCTTTATCGGATATTAAAGTTAAAGTACCGGTTGTGCCAAAACCTCCTGATGGAAATACTGATGACGGTAACTCAGGAACAAATGGCACCTCAGGAATAAAGATAGAAACAAATACAGGTACTACAACAATAAAACCATCACCTAATTTAAGGATTGAACAAAAAATTAAAGAAGGTATATCTAAAAAAATATTAAGATTTTTATTCTCAGAATGTGATTACTTTGAGGTTATTAAGGAAAGTGATCCTATGATATATGATAGTATCAAACAAAAGATTAAGTACTTTAATCCTGCGTTCCACTCAACAACACCTGAGGGATTAAATGCTAGACTAACGTTTTTGAATCAATGTATGAGACCTGGTCAAACAATTCCTGTAATTGGACCTGATGGTAGACCAAAATATAATGATGCGTTAAATACGTCATTTGGTGCTCCTCCGATCTTAATTTTAAGAATGGGTGACTTTTATAATAGTAAGATTGTACCAACATCATTATCTATTGCTTATGATCCAATAACATTTGATTTAAATCCTGAAGGTATTGGTGTACAACCAATGATTGCTAAAATAACAATGGCTTTTAACTTCATTGGTGGACATGGTCTTAAAGAACCTGTTGAAGAATTACAAAACGCATTATCGTTTAACTATTATGCGAACACTGAAATTTATGACGAAAGGGCAACGGCAACCGAAAGTACTGAAGCAAGAGACAAATACATGGTTGAGAAAATATTAGCTAACCAACCAAAGGTAACAACCGCCAGTGTTGTAAATCAAATACCAAAAAGAGGTGGGGAGGCAATTGGAACAATATCGGGTGAAGAAGATATTGATTACACTAAATTTGTAAATGACTATTGGAATAGTACTAAAGAATATTTTGACGCTTATATTAATACAAATGCGACAATTGGTAAAAACTATAACATAGGTATTTTAGATTTATTATATACTGATAGAGATTATTCTAAAGGTACTGCAGAGTTTACACCTGTAATTGAAGTTCCAATTTATGGTAAACCAAGTAATATTGAAGACAAATTAGATAAATTATTTAATAAAGTTAACACTGATATATCACAAAGAAATGATCCATTTATGAAAGTGGTTGTAGCAAATGATCAATTAATAACTAATGGTGACAAGAGAGAAATTGAAAATAAATTAAAAGAGTATGTGACAGGAATTAAAACAGATTTTATCACAAATGTTAGTAATAGTGTAAACGATTTAGTTTTATTACAACAGGACTATATTCAATATATAAGAAAGGCAAATTTGGTACTATCAAAAACTGACGGAATAATGAATTCAAATAATGAACCTGATGTGTATGATATTTCAGGTGATACGGAAGATCAATTTACTCAGTTGGTGGATTACTTAGAAAAAATAACACTTAAACATAAAGAATTTTATGGAATAGGTAAAAGTGTGGTAGAAGGTGATGATTTATTATATTTAGCCGATGATTATTATACAAAAACATCATCCACATTTGACGATTCTAGATTTACAGTGAATGGAGTTGAAAATGCAAGTGTTACCTTTGGTTTAATGTCGGATAATCCGGCTAATAGATTTTACCAAGTTATGGCTCACATATTAAATGATGATAATAGTAGAAATGGATTAAAAACTTTTATTTTGAATAGTCAAAATTATAGTGATCCAATAAGTGTTACTGAAGTTGTTGATATGGCTATTGTTCAATGTTCGGCATATAACGTATATACCGAATTAAATAAAAAGAGATATGATGGAATTAAAAATAAACCAGAATATTTGACTTTAATTAAAAGTCCAATTGAGGGTGATATTAAATTTGGATTAAAGTATAAAAAAGTTAGTGGTACCTCACCACAAAAAAAGGCGGTAAAAGAATTATATTCAAATGTGAATGTGGATAATAAAGAAAAAACCTTTGATGGTAAAATTAAATTTAATTAAAAATGAATTTACAATATTATAACAGATATAATGAGTTTTTAATAAATGGACAACAAACAGTTGTTCCATACATAAATTTACCTGCAAAAACAACTGATAAAAATTTTATATATAAGGTTGGTCAATCAAGGTTAGATAAGATATCATTCCAATTCTATAACACACCATATTTTGGGTGGTTAGTACAAATGGCAAACCCCCAATATAGTGGTATGGAATCAAACATACCCGATGGGGCAATTTTAACAATACCATTCCCCCTTGTTAAATCATTACAGGATTATAAAAACGAATTAGAAAATTATTACTTCTATTATGGTAGATAAAGGTGAAAATATATTAGTGGAATTTGATTATGATAACATTACCTTAATAGACCCAAATAAAATTGTAGATAGTGAAGGTAAGGTTAGTGATAGATTAGTTAAACATGAGAACCTTGTGTTTTATGCAAATCTAGAATGTAATGTATTACCAAGAACTAAATTGGCCTTAGGTTCGGCATTGAATGATTCCGTTAGAACTGTTTCCGTTGGTAAGATTAATTTCTTAAATCCTGGAAACAAAACGTTCATGGATAACAGATATACCGATGAAATCACCGGTAAAGGATCTTTACAGGGTCAAGGGGTAAACCAACCAAAATTAAATGCAGTACAAAACCCAAACAAATCTGATGATTTTTACCTTACACAGAGTACATATTCAAATGGTACACCTGGTGCGGTTGATAATGGTTTATTAGGTATAACTGATATACAGGTTGCGATTGATACAAGTTTCTTACCTACCGTAACGGTTAACTTAACAGATGTTAAAGGAAGAGCATTATTTGAAGGTGGGAACAACTCACCTTACTCTGCGTTTTTCCAATTACCATATCCTATGTTTTATTTAACATTAAAGGGATATTACGGTAAGGCAGTTAGATTACCATTAATGTTACAATCGTTTACATCAAACTTTGATAATACAACAGGTAACTTTAAGATTGTATTAAAGTTTTTTGGGTATAAGTATACGGTAATGTCTTATGTGAATTGGGGGGCTATGATGGCGGTACCACATATGTATAATAATTTTGTGTCAACTGCACAAGCAAGTACAAACACACCTGCGGGATCTAATCTTGATAAAATGTCGGCAAAACAAGTTAGTAGGGGTTATCAAAAAATGAAAGAATTATATTCTGAATATAAATCAAAAGGTTTAATTGACGATGATTTTCCTGAGATAACGATTACACAATTAAAGGCTCGTTTAGATAGATTTATTAATAATATATTAGAAAAATTCACCAAAGAAAATTTGGGATCAATAACAGAATTAGATAATTTTCAAACTCAGTTAACGGAATTTCAGAAAAAAGTATTTTTTTATGGTGATTCATGGTTTGAAACATACATGGATAAAACAACTTCATATAATTTAAAAGACACTAAGGAAGTTGTTTATACGTATAAGAAAGACTATTCGGATCCTAACAAACAAGCTGAGGCCGAAACTAAATTGGGTGGTATTTTTACTGAATATCAAAAATTATTACAAAGTAATAGTGTTGCGGGGAAAAATGGTAGTTATACCGTTGGTGGTAAAATCACAAAAAGTGAAGTACCTATAAACGCAACTGTAGAAAAATGTTATGCAAAAATTAATCCACTTACGGATATTGATTTTGCAAAAACGTATGAAGAAAGAAACGGTAAACCTGCAAAAACACAAACTGAATTAGATACGTTCATCGCAACTAACTCAATTGCCCCTGGAACTAAGTTCTTTGTGTTTGAGGGTACTGATCACTTTATTGATATAACAGAAAAGGCGGCCAAAGAATCGTCAAAACTTAGAAGAGAAATTGAAGAAAAAATTACCGATAATCTTAATGAACAATTAAGTAATAAAGACACTGGTGTTGGGTTTAAACCATCTATTAGAAACATATTAGCGGTTTTCTTTGCTCAAGGTGAGGCGTTTATTCGTTTAATGGATGATGTCCATTCTAAATCTTGGGATTTAAGAGAAAATAAATACAGACGCCAAGCAATTTTTGGTAGTAATAGCAGCGCATTGAGCGTGGATGTTAAATCATCTACCCAAAATAATGAACCGATTTATCCTTGGCCTCAAGTTATTAAAGAAACTTTAGGTGATGATAAACAAGAAAAATTTGAAATTGTTTATCCTGGAGACAAATCAATTTCAACCATGACAAAGGCATATATCCCTGAAATATGGCCTGAAGTTGAATTTGTTGAGGAATTTATTAAAGGTTATACTCAAAGGGAAGCGGACAAGGATGATGTTGGTGATGAGTCTAATGTGGTTACAAGACCAAATAGATTAAGTTTAAATGCTCTTGATTTCCCTGTAACAAATGAGGTATTCCAAAACAAAGAAGAGATAAAATTCTTTTATGAGATTTATGAAAGGATTATGGTTAACACTTATTATTCTAAATTAAATAGACAATCAGGATATGATGCGAGCATCTTTATGGTTGAAGCGGAAGACGAAAAGATTAATATACTTAAGAGTTTAGGTAATGATAATCCATTTTTAACTCAAAAACTAAAACGATACTTAATTGATCAAAATAATTTCTTAACATTTTTAAGACACATATCAAATCAAGGGGAAGGTGAAAGTTGGCAAAAATTTATAAGAGGAGAATTTACGATAAATTACCTTAAGAATAACGCTAACGTACCTTTTGAATTATTTAATCAACAAATTCTAACAAATGAAAGATCTCAACCAAATGTTTCATTAACCGATGAATCAAAAATAATAGACTACATAGGAAATCAAACCTCTAGTAATGAATTTGATTTTTCTGATATGTATCCTATTACTAATTTTAATTGGTGTCAGAATTATCTTGCAGATGGAAAGGCACTTCAAAATGTTAATTTAGCGTATAACACTAAAGATGTATTATCGTACAATACAACACATAAAACAATTTGTAATTTTAATAACGACGACACTAACGATAAGAAAAGACCTATAACTAACTTTAACTATAAGGCGGACGTTTTTAGTCAAAATATTAATACTGATAATTTTAAAACATTCTATAATACTAGAAAAATTGAAGAACAGTTTACGACGGAAGGTAATTTAAATTACGCTAATTATGATGGGTTTGTTACAGATACTCAGACCACTTCAATATTGAACACACCTTATTTTATAAATGCAATTCAAAATGGTGTATATAATTTTAGATATAAACCAAATGATTTATCATCGTACAAACAAGCGGCATATCTATTCTTGAATAGTTTACCACTAGCAAGTCTTAGAGAAAAATATAGGTCATATAACGAACCTAATGATTTAAGTTATATCTTATCAACCATTAAAAAATTCGGAGCGGTACATAAATTACCATACGCTTGGGTTGTTAAATATGGTTCTATATGGCATAGATATAAAACTTGGAATGATACTGGTGTAGATATATTAGATGAGGTTTGGAAAGATTTTGATTATTTAGGTAATTATGATCCCGTAACATCAGCATCAACAAAAGTTTATTCTTTGAATATTGAAGGATTACAAAACAATATAGTTTTAGAAAATACAGTAAGTGCAACACCAAACTTAGTTGCATATAATTCAACAACTATGAACACAGGGTTTTTCCCTAAGTTGTATGACGATATGAATGTATTCTTACAAGGATTACAATTATTTTCGGGGTCAACACAATTAAATGGTACTTGTAGTATTGTTGGAACAATATTAGATGTTTATACTATTAATGATAATAACTTGGCTCCTGGAGAAATATTAGCCGGACCAACAGTAGATGTTAATACAACTATTGTATCCCAAATAAATGGTACAATAGGAGGTGTTGGTAAATATGTTGTTGATATATCTCAAAATACATCAATATTAAATGGTACGTGTAATGTTAATGGAACAACAATGGACGTTTTAACGTTTACCGGTGGTACATTATCTGTGGGTCAAATTATTTCAGGCCCAACTCTTGCTCTTGGAACTAAAATTGTTAGTCAAGTGAGTGGTACTACAGGAGGTGTTGGACAATATGTTGTTGATATATCCCAAACGCTTATAGGGGAAAACTTTACTGTGGTTACACCAAATATTTTTTATGTTACTAATTCGGCTACAGGAGGGTATTCACAAACTGAAATCCAAACATTAATTAATGATGGTAAAATGGTGATGACAACAAATTCATCAGGTAAAATTACTGAAATAAGTGGTTTTGATCCTAATGATAATGATAGATCATTAAAAATAACACCTTGGTCAACAATAGTTAAAACTACTGAAGGTGATAAATATTTTATAATGCCATCTTTTGGTTATACAAAAAATCAAACAAAAGACGAGTGTTTTAAAAATAACAAAATGAAAGTAGAGGTTTCTAGCAATCCTGCGGTTTTTAACGGATCGGTTAGATTATTCTGGGGTTCTCCAAATTATGGTTATTTTGATAATACTAAAATTACAAAACCAAATCCTGATTCATATTTAAAAGAAATATTAACAGATAAGAAAACACAACAGAATTTTTCATTAAATGGTGATATTACAAAATACAATAAAATATCGGAAATGTTTACAACATTTGATACGGAAATATTAGATTACTTTGAACAAGAGTTTTTAAATTTTAGTAGATCAATTTACGATTTTAAGACATTGGTCCCAAGTGATAAAGATGTTGAAACTGAATCTGAAAGATCATACAAGAACTTTCAATTATTAATGAGAGAGTTATTAGTTGTTGAAAAACCATCAACTCTTAATTCCGAGGGGATGATTAATTCTGTTATTGAAAAACAAAAAACAAATTTCCAAGGGATACTAACTAATTTCTTAGAATATAATGTTGTATTGAAAATGGGTAATCCATCTATGTTTGATAGAAGAACATTCTTAACATTCTCCACTAAATTCTTAATTGATCCTGTATCGTATCAAGGGTACAATCAAGGAACAACAGGAAGTTTACCATCAAATGGTGGAACCATTACATTGGCTCAATCTAAAACTGCAAACCCTGAAACATGGAAAACGTTGGAAAAATATGTTGGATTTTCTGAAATACCTGAGTTAGTCTATTCCGATAATGGGTCATATATTACGGATTTCTTTATTGATTTGAATGTTCAATTTACGGAAAAAAATGTTAAAGATTTTGCTCCGCTGATTATGTTATATGCGACGCAGAAACTTAATAATTTCTCAGTCCCAACAAATAATGTTGTGATACCAAATCCTGTACCTACACCCGTACCAAGTCCTCAAACACCTGGTGATTTATTAACTACAGTAACACTTAAAGACACTAAAACAATTTCCGTATACAAATTTGGACCACAAAAATATGGTGTTTATAAAGATGCAACAGGAACAATTTTATTTACAGGGCAACCTGTAAGTGCATCATTATACCCATTAAATACTCCTATTATTAATGAAATAATAATTAGTCAATATGGTAATTTAGCAACAAGTCCTAATGATCCTCAATTTATTGTTAGTACTGTTAATGTAACTACTTCACAAGTAACGACAACTACCACCACACTTCCTATTGTACAAAATTTAGGTAATAGTGTAGATGGTGTTAAGTTTTATGGTCTTATGGATGAATACCTTGATAAATCTGAAACTTATTTAAAAAATGTTATTTCTAATTTAATGACAGGTGTTAGGGCTGGTTTACCAAATATAACAATTGAAGGTGATAAGGGTAATAAATCACAACTTGAGGGAGAACAAACAAGAGTTGAAATGTGGGAAACATTCAAAGCGTTTAATGATACTTGGGTTGCCGGTGGTGACTTTAAATCAAAAACAATGTTTGAAGATGTTTTATTATTTGATAGGGCAAGTAGAGACGTTGGACAAAAAGTTTATGTTGATATCTTTAAAATTAAAGATTTAATTGAAGGTTCATTATATAAAAATAATATGTTGGATATTGTATCAACAATTTTAACTCAAAATAATTTTACTTATTTCCCATTACCTGCTTATGCTAATTTCTATAATGCACAAGATGCTGAAAAAAATCCTGTACCAAGAAGTGAAGGGTCAACTGAATTTGCTAACTCATTTTGGGGTACGTTCTTAAATGTGGATTATAGAAATACATCACCTAAGTTTTTATGTTATTATGCAAACAAACCTAGCCAGTATGTGGATATGAAGGATAATGTTGATTATAGATTTAGAGACGATGCGTTTGACCTTAGACGGGCAAGTGATAATCCATTAGTTGAAAGTCAATCTAACAAAAAGAATTGGGATAAATCAAATAAAGTTGTTGGGTTCAATATAGATATTAGTAATCAAAATCAACAAATATTTAAAAACTTTAGTGTTGGTCAAGATGTTGGAAAACCTACCGCAGAATCTTTGGAAATGTTAAATCAAATGGCAAACCAAAGTAGAAACAGAAGTACAGGATCTCAAAACGTATCTTTATATAACTTATATAGAAATAGAAGTTACGAATGTTCTGTTGATATGTTGGGTAATGCACTTATACAACCAATGATGTATTTTAATGTAAGAAACATACCTATGTTCTCAGGACCATACATGATTACTTCGGTAACTCATCAGA